TAAAGAAAACTAAAGTTGATGCTGGATCTGGTCGTTTCTTAGTTGAAGGTATGCTTGATCCTCAGCAGACTGCTAACGGTTACGCTATCGATAGCACGACTCTATCATTAAAAAATACTACTCCAGACCCAGACACTTACGGTTTGTTGTTCGGTAACTTTAATGACGTTCAAATCGGTTTCTTTGGTGGTGCTACTTTATTGGTAGATCCATACACTGGTATGAAGTCTTCTATTGTAGAGGTTAACCTTGAGAGATTCATGGATTGTGCAGTATTGCGCCCGGCATCTTTCGCTATCGCTACTGACGTAACAGTATAAAAAATGGCGAATACTATTGACTACACACCACAAGCAATAGACTTAAATTTAATTAAGTCCTTTTGTAGGGTGGATGGCACTTCTGATGATACTCTCTTGACGTTTCTATACGATGCGGCTTGTGAGGAGGCATTAAGCTATGCCCATGTAGTTTGTGGTAGCGCAACTATTACCGCGGATCAGTACTGGGAGGCTTCTTATGAGCTTCCCTACTGGCCGTTAGGTAGTGTGACAAGTGTTCATGTATATGTTGATGGCGTAAGCACTCAAGATACTGCATTTACCTTAATAGATGGGGTAATTACTCCAAGCATTGGACAAGACGGCGAACGTATGAAAATAGTCTACACCGCTGGTTTTTCTACTATGCCTAAAGATTTACAACACGCTATTTATCAGCGTATAAAGTTTGGCTATGACTTTGGGGATGATATGCCCTACAATGTTGGCCCAAGGTTTTTTGATCGTATTGTTTTTCGTTATCGCCGTAATTTTGCATGACCTTAGACAGAAAAGTAACCCTCTACCAGCCGACTATCTCAGTAAACAATAGCGGCCAATACAAGCGCAGCTATGCAAGCGAAGGGAACTTTTACGCTCAAGAAATTATACCAGACACCGGGAATGTCGGTACCGAGATAATGGTAAATGATCAGATCCAAAGTAGTATCATAGTTACTTGGAGAATGAGATACCAAACCGCAATCAAAGAGAGCTGGAAGATTGGTTATGATAGCAAATTTTATGACATCGTATCCATCGCCCCCGAAGGGCGGCTCCGTTTTATTTTAGTAAAAGCTAAATTACGAGATAATGCCACGCTCTAATACCATCTACTTAAAAAGCCAATCCGGTAGGACTGAAAGCTTTGAGGACTTCAGAAAAAGACTCAGTAAGCTAGGAACTAGCGAAGGCATGAGATTTAGGGAGTTACGTAGCTTATTAATGAAGGAAGCTCAACCTTTAGTAACTGCCGCAAGGAAAGAAGCTTACGCCGGCGTTAAGCAAAAAGGATTAGGTAAGAATGGCTTTGCTAATTTATATAATTCTATTGGCAAATGGAAAAACAAAGGTAGGCAAAAAGCGTACGTTGTTGTTGGTTTAAAATCAACAAGAAAAAGAGGCGCAATATATGCTTTGTCCCAATTAGCTGGAGCCGGGCCGGGAATGAGTAAGAATGGTCAAAAAGTAGGGCTAGGCAGAAACCAAACACAGAGGCCCGGATATGTTAAAAATGGTTTAGGTTATATAAGTCAATATAAAATAAAGCCAAAAGATTTTATCGGTAAAGCGGTACGAAATACAAGCGTAGTTGAAAAAGCGCAAAGGATGATGCAGAAACACATCCAAAAGCGCATAACTTCGATACTACGATGAATTACTTACAATATGTTTACGATGCGGTAGATGCAGCAACTGCAAAAGATGTCTACGCATACGCGGCCCCTCAAGGATTAACCAGCGATTATATCATTATTACCATTACTGGTGTCGATGTAACAGAGAGCAAAGATTGGGCAACTGCCGAAGGCATAAGCGCAAGTTTGTTTTTTCACTTTGTAGATGCAGACACCGCGCAATCGGAGTTAGCTACAATAAGAGAGGCAATAAAGACAAATGCAAACTATACAGAGGCACATTTAGAAAGCCTTCAATTTTTCTATGACGACATTAACGAGCGAGTTATCATGGCTTGCGATTTTATTTTTAACATCAATCTATAATTATGGCATCAATTGCAGGCGGAGAATTCCGCATTTTATTATCTAATGACGGCGGCTCTACGTACAAGGGCTTCGCGTTAGAATCAGATTGCTCCTTCGAGCTAAATTCTGAAACAAGAGAGACAACATCCAAAGAGGATGCGAGCTTTAGAAGTTACGTTACATCTGCCAAGACTTGGAGCGTTTCCGGTTCTGGTTTATTTGGAGATGGCGCAACTGATTGGGATCCAGACGAGTTATATAACTTGCTCGGTACTTCCGTTACTTTAAAAATTACTCCATGTGACATTGGTACCGTTACTCCAACTACTGGAAAGGCTAACATTTCTGGTTCAGCAATCTTAACCCAATTATCTGGCTCATTTGCTGATAAGGATAACGCAACTTATTCTTTTTCATTGCAAGGTACTGGGGCTTGGACAGAAGGAACCAACTAAACAATAAATAAAATGGGAAAAAAATTCACACTCGGTGCAGCTTTATTGTTTGAAGAGATAACCGGCGGCAGCGTAACAGATATGACCAAACCGAAGATATCGGATATGTTAACTATGTTATACGCTCAAGAACATTGGGATAATGACAACCGGCCCACATTTGAAGACTTCAAAAAGGAGTGTTCACCTTTAGCGTTAGAGGAACTTACCGAGAGGCTTAACGGCCCTTTTTCCCAGCCGGCGGCGGAGTAGACGTACTTGGTTTGCTGGTGGGGCGTTTAGGGCTATCTCTAAGCGATGCAAAAGCTCTCGATAACAAAACAATCGAAGCCGTCATTAAGCATGGCTTAGAAGACGTTAAAGAAGATTGGAAGAGATTCCGTTGGCTTGCCACTATATTGGTAAATGTCAGCGGTAAAAGTGTAAAGCGTAACATTCAAGATACCGACTTGTTACGTTTTGAAGATGAAAAAAAAGAGAACGGCTTTGCCGAGTTTTATAAAAATGTAACAAATGGCCCAAGACGCGACGAGTAAAGTAATTTTAGGAATGGATGTCCGGGAGTTCCGCAAGGGAATCCAGAAGGTGGATAGTTCATTAAAAGGGATCTCTCGAAAGTTCCAAAACTTGGGCGGTGTTATTGGTGCAAGCTTTGCAGTTAGTCACATTCAAAAGTTTGGCGCAGAAGCTATTGAATTAAATTCCCAACTTACAAAAGCAGCGGCTGGCTTTAAGCGGTTTGGCGATGCAAGCGTATTAAGAGAAATGCGCAAGTCTACCATGGGACTGGTTACGGATTTGGAGCTTATGCAACAATCCGTTAAAGGTGCAAACTTAGGCATACCCATTAAAGACATGGGGACTCTTTTGGAGTTTGCTAAACGTAGAGCAGATGAAACCGGTGAAAGCATGGATCATCTGGTTAATTCTATCGTTGAGGGTATTGGCCGAAAGTCTACAAGACGACTGGATAACTTAGGTATATCAGCGCAAAGGCTTAAAGAAGAGGTTGGAGGTATCAGCTTGGAAATGGCAGACGTTGCCGATGTATCTGCCGCAATGACTAGGATAGCCGTTGAGGAATTGGATAAGATGGGCGAGGCTACAATTACTACGGCGGATAAGTTTACACAATTAAGCATCGAATTTGAGAATGCCAAAGCCGGTGCCGGAGAGTTATTTGCATCATTAGGATTATTAGGTTTACAACTATTAAAAGTTGGCAAATATAATGATATGTTTTATGATCGGCCAGATGCACCAAAAGCCATTGAAGACCCCAAAGACCCTTCCTTTTTTGCGCCATCTATTTATTTTGATCCTAATACGGTCAAACAGATGGAAGCTCCTATCCAAACTTTAAAAGATTTACAAGATCAAGTTGCAAACTTAGAAAAAGAATTAAAAGGGTTAGACATTACTAGCCTTGAATTTGTTGCTACTTTAAATGAACTTGAAGATTTGCAAACAGAGATTAAGTCTTTAAAAGATTTAAATGACTTTGTATCTCTAGGGGCTAAGTCCTTTGCAGAAATGAATTTAGAAGTAAAAGAATTACCAAGGGTTATTAATCAAGTAGGCCGATTCTTGGAAGGTTCCAAAAAACAATTTAAAAGCTTTAATAAAACTATTGATGAAAGCGTATTAGTTTTAAATGCGGTCAGTAGAGTCGGCGTAGAGATTGGCAGAATATTAGAAACTAGCTTTAATTCAGCAATGAACAACGGCGAAGATTTTTTTGAGACTATGAGAAATGGGCTAAGAAATTATGCCAAGCAAATGGCGGTAGCTACTGGGGCAACTTTAGCACTAGCAGCGGCATTAAGTATTATATTCCCTAAAATTGGTTTTAACGCGTTATTCAAAAGCATTGGAACTGGTATGGGTTTACCCTTTGCAAGTATTTTGGGAAGTGGAACATCTCAAGCGGTAGTTAAAGGGAATGATTTATTTGTTGCAATAGAAAGAAACACAACCGCAAATACTCGCATAGGTGGCTAAACAATTAATAGCAACGGCAAAGACCGCAGACCATGACTTCGCTATCTGGGCAATAAATCCACCTTTTAGCGCGAATCCTTATACTTTTGACATTGCGAGTTGGTCAATAGATTACCGAGCTTTAGATAGTAACCAACCCGGCTTTCTACCGTCTGTTTGTACGTTCCAAGCTCTCATTAATGATAACGATTTTACCACCAATCTGCGGAGCATTTTACAAGATGCCACCGGGATGTATTTTGTCAAGATTACTAAAGGCATAGACGTTGTTTATGTTGGCTTTATTACTCCAGATTTAGGAGAGATAGAATTGATTAACGGTCAAAGGTTTATCAAGTTCGTAGCCTCTGACGGTTTCCAGATGCTAGATAAAGTGAGTTCTATTTACGATTTTACCGGCACCGGAGTAAAACCTTTTACCACTCAGATTTACGACATATTTGACTTTTTTGATTTTTGGGAGGTATACGATGCTTATGCAATTTCTGAACACCCTATACCAAATGAAGCCCTTTCATTAGGTGCTACTAACGGCGGTATGTATTGGACTGGGTGTATACAAAACGGCTTGTATTTTAACGATACAGACTGGCGAACCTTTAGAGATGTAATGAATGACATATTGGTAACCTTTGGGCTGCAATGTTTCCAAGACAAAGGGCTTTTAGTGTTTCGTAGTACATGGTACAAAACCCCAGCATGGTATAATTTTTATGGATACCAAGGATCTTTTTTATATCGTTTAACTGGTTTTACTTTAACAGATACCGCAGATGTATTTAGTGATGGTTTAGAGTTATTCAAAGCAGCAACGCGCCAAGTGTTTATAACACATAACCAACCGAGTAGCGCGATAATTAGAGACGAGGTAACCCAATACAAAAGCCGCACCAATTATTATGTAGGGAATGCAGTCGCAACCGGTACAAACAAGTTAAGATATTCGGCAGCCTTAAAAATAAGAGTAGGACTTCCCGGGGGTTACGATAGCCATGCAGAGGTTGAATGGAATATATATTTTCGTTATGGTCAATTTTATTATAATGGCTCAGCATGGACAACTACTCCCAGTTCATTAACATACACCGATCAAAAGGTAATAGTCGCTCCGCCATCTTCTAGCTTTGTTGACTTTACACATGGAGTTAATAACTTAGATACTGCCGTACTACCAAATATTAGCAGCCAGCCAATATATGTAACGGTTATAGGAACACAAACCGCTGGCGATCCGTTTGATAGTAATATAACAACCAGCACGCTAGTGGTAGAGTATCACACTGGAACGCCAGATTCAACGGTTTATTATGCGGACAATACTAAAAAGCGAAACGGTGTCGATTCTAATTTTACCACAGAATTAGGAGATATTTACCAGAGTAGCAATGTGGCCACACCAATAGCTGGAGAGTTAAGAGCTTTTCTAAATACCGGGAGAACGATAAGCGCAACTAACCTAGAGTGGGATGATGGTAAAAATTTATTGCTTACAAAGAATGCCATTGAATTGGCAAAGATTGCATTTAAACCGCAACAATATTACGAGATCGAATTGACTAAGCCGATTAGTTACAATCACAAATTTACTTTTGGCTCGGTAGATTATAAGCCTTTGAATCTGTCATTCAATGAAAAGACCACAACCGTCACTTATAGGGAATGGGTGTACGGCGATATATTAACTGATCCAAAGAACGGCAGACCGGACCAATTATTACCGCCATTATGATAACCTACGAACTACCGGCGAACCCATTATATTACGCATACGTTTTAAACGATGGCGGCACCGTTGAAATTAATAACTGCACAAGATTATGAATATAAACCAATTTATAACTATTTTTACCGGAGTGGCTAATCCAGCCGGCTTAAAATTTGAAGCATACAAAACGTATGTACTAG